CTATATTAACTTTGGCAGAGGCATTTGGAGAAGTATCCAAAGATTTCTATAAGTATAAAGTCTTAGCAAAACCTATGAAAGAAAGAAAGAGAAGAATAGATGTAGATAAGTTAAGTATTAAAGAAAAGGAGACAATTAGAAAGCTTTATAAAAGAGATATGAAAGGAAGTTTTGATAAACAATGGGGAGAATCTGATAAAGAATATAATTCTATTGATGATATCTTAGAGATGTATTAAAATAGGAAAGAAAGAGGGAGACCTCTTTCTTTTTTATTAACAGATAATAGGTTTGTAATTGACTTTAATATAATCGGTTATATTATACTTATTTTTTTTTGGTCATATAAGAGAGAAGAATGATAAATTATGGTTATTGATATACTTATAATGCTTTCATTTCATTATTTTGCTGATTTTATATTACAACCAGATGAATTAAGAAAACGAAAAGATAAGTCTATGTTTATAATGGTATTTCATTGTTTATTATATGCTACTGTAGTTATGATGGGATATTTGACTGTAATAAATATTCCTATATGGTACAGATATAGTAGGCTTTCTTTTACTATGCTTTTCATGTCACATTTATTTATAGACTTAGGAAAAAGAACAGTTCATAATACTATATTAAAAAATAATAGACAAAATAAGCATCTTTCTTATTGTAAGATTAGAAAATTAGATAAGAAGATCTTTGCAATAGATCAGCTATGTCATATTATGATTATCTTGCTCATATATTTTTGCAAGTAAAACCTATATATAAAGTATAAAGAATAGAGGTCACATTAATGAAAAATTATACTTGCCCTTATTGTAATGCTTCATATCATAGAAAAGATTTAGTAAAGCATATAGATAAAAACCATCAAGATGAACTTCCTTTAAATTATACAGCATACCGTCTTGTATATGATATTGTGAATAACAAAGATGGTCATGGGAATTGCACTGTATGTGGAAAACCAACAAAGTGGAATGAAAAGCGTCAGAAATATGAACGACTTTGTGGAAACCCTAAATGCTATGAAGCTATAAAAAAGACTTATAGAGAAAGAATGATGAAGATCTATAATAAGCCACATCTTTTAGACGATCCTGAACAACAAGAAAAGATGCTTGCTAATAGAAAGATAAGTGGAAAATATAAATGGTCAGATGGTAAAGTATTTACTTATACGGGTAAATATGAAAAGAATCTTATGGAGTTTTTAGATAAAACTTTAGAATACAAATCTGATGAAGTATTAGCTCCTGGTCCAGTATTAGAATATGAATATAAAGGGAAAAAGAAGCATTGGATAACAGACTTTTTACTCCTTCCTTATAATCTAATCATAGAAGTTAAAGATGGAGGAAAAAATCCTAACAATAGAAAAATGGTTGATTATAGAGCTAAGCAAGAAGCTAAAGAAAAAATGATAACTAACCTTGGAACTTATAATTATCTTAGATTAACAGATAATGATTTTTCTCAATTACTGTCTATCTTAGCTGAACTTAAAATGAATGCAGTAGAAGATAAAACAGAAAATATTTATAGGATTAATAAATAAGAGGTGTAAATATGAATTTTCTTGTAGACTCTATTACTGATTCTAATAATATAGAGAAGATTTTAAAAAATGAGAAAAAAGATACTAGTCCTAAACTTAGTAGTTTATATAGAGAATATGTAGATGGATTAAAATCTTTAATAATGAAATATAAAAATAAAAGTTCAGTTGCATCTAGATTAGATCTTGATGATCTTAAGATAACTCATAATTTAAAAGTTATGAAAAATTTAGATAGTGATTTTTTAAAGAGAATGTTTTACATGATACTTGTAAATAACAAAGATAAAAAATCACAAATTGAATTTATAAAAAAAGAATGTGAAGATAATAAACTTTTTGCAGGAAGATACTATGAAGCACCTGATCTGATGAATGGTATTCCTGTAGTAGAAATCGATGTACAAAAAGCTTTATCTATTTTTACAAAAGAAGAAATATGGTTAAATGGTATAGATTCTAAGACTAATTTATTTATACCCCCTAAAGAAATGGGATATGGAAATGAAAAACTAATCAAGCATTTAAAATCTCAATCTAAGTATTACAACAAACATAAGTCTATGACAACTTTAAATGTTGTAAAGTTAATAGAAGATTATGATCAAAAGGTATATGAAGAAATTACAGATCATCATAACAATAGAGCTAAACTTGCTAAAGAACTAGAAGAGAATTTTAAAAGAACTAAAGAAAATAAAAAGAAAGTTATTGCTAAAATAAAGGCTAGCAAAGATGAAGAATATAAGACAAAACATAAAAAGATCTTAGAGAAGGTTTCCAAAGAATATCTAAATCTTTATGTATCTATAACTAAGTATATACGAAGATATAATATAGACACAGCCTTATTGTATAAAGAGTATATAGGGAAAGGCAATTATATTATAAACTTCATTTATCAAGACGTAGTTAAAAATAATGAAAGATATTTAGAAGCTAAATAAGAAAATGTAATATTATGAGGTATACAATATGGGATTATATAGTAAAGAAAACGTATTATTATCAGAAGAAGTAGCAATGCTTCCTTCTGTGTATTATAACGTTATAAATGAAGAAGATACAATAGACCCAACGGATATAAATAATAATGTAATGGGGGGATATTTGGATAATCATAATGATATGAGAGATTTAGCCAAACATCCTAAAAGAATGGAGATCTTAAATAACTTTACACAAGCAAGAAAAGATTTAAGAGGAAAAGGTCTTGCTGATATAAAAAGGGAAATAGATAGCAGACCTAAAACTTGGTTGGCTTCTAAAATTGCTAAATTTAGAAATCTGTATACTAAATTTCTTGCTGAGTTGAATAAGGAAAGAGATCTTAGAAAGCAAAATCTCATTAGAAAATTTTTACGAGTTATCTTAAGAATTATAGATTGGATTGCTATAAGATTACAAAAACTTGCTAATCATATAGGCAAGAAAGATGATAAATATTCAGTTAATCATATACTCTCTTATCAAAATAAGAAGTATAATGGTCAATTAAGTGCTATAGAAAAATCATATAATGTAAATCTTCCGACAGTATTAAAGATAGATGATGAAGAAAATTTCAATAAGGGGTTAAAGTACGGTTCTAAACCCAAGAGATAAGAGAATACTAAATATTGATTTTTACATCATAATAATGATTTACTATACTTTTTTAAGAAAAGAGGAAATTATAAATGGCAACAGCTAAATATAAATACGTTAAAATGGTAGCTCCTGGTGGAGCAGTTTTGAACTTTATTGGTATCGCTGGTACAACTCCTGAAGTTGTATTGAGTACAGACTTGATTAAGAAATGCATCAAATTGGGTATAGCTGTATTTGAAATCAAAGAAACTGAAGAAGAAATTCTTGGTACAAAACAGATTAAGAAAGAATTCATTCCTTTGACTTTGAAAAAAGAAGCAGAACTTAGCGAAGCTGAAAAGAAAATTGGCTTTAAAGAATTTGATGGCGAAAATGGTGGAAAAACTGTTGATGAAGCCAAAGTTAAACCCATTCCTGATTTAGAAGAACAGATTGCTAAGAAGATGAAAGATGCTAATGATGAATTTGTTCGTCAATGCATTGCTAAATTTGAAAAAGAAATCAAAGCTAAGAATGAAGCAGAATTAAATCAAGATAAAGATCTTACAGAAGCTGAAATTGTAGAAAAGAAAGCTAAAGCTCACTTTAAAGCATACTATGAAGATCTTAAAGCTAAAGAAGAAGCTGCAGCTAATCATACAGAACCTAAGACTTCTTTTGATAAAGGAACTCGTTATCGCCGTATCTCCGATTTAGTAAAGTTTAAAGAAGAAGCAGCCGCAACACCTGGTTCTGAATCTTCTACTACACATAGTGCTACTCAGCCTGCATCTGGAGCTCCTCAAAATTCTGCACATTCTGGAATTGGAGAATCTCAAGGAGGACATTCAAGCTCCTCTCAAACAGGTCCTCAAGCAGCACATGGCGATCAAGAAGCCCTTTAATATATAGGATGATATAAATGAGCTTATTTATGAACAGAGAAATATCCCTCTTCCAAGAAGAGGGATATTCTACAGATAAGTATTTCGAGCCAGATATAAATAGTAATATTTTATCTCCTAAATTTAACTTTACAAGAGCTCCAGAAAGTAAAGAATAGCGAGATAAATGGGTAAAAGTAGCTAGAGAGAATATCTTAGATATTGCTGGTACTGCTAGAATATTTGATGGTGAAAACGGATGGCTTCAAATTGGTAAATATAAAGGATCCTCTGTAACCAGATATAATCCAAATGAATTAAGCATGAGCAAGAATGAAATAAATAAGTACAGTAAGAATGCAATAGATGCTATCAAAAATATTTCTAATCTAACTGTTCTTGAAAAGATGAAATATTGGATAGAATCTAAGGTAGAAAAGTATAAGCTTTTTATTAAAAATAAGAAAAAAGAACTATTTGCAAAGAAAATATTCGAAACTGATTCTATATTTACTAAAATATATAAAGCATATGAACTTCTTATAGGTTATATAATAAAAATATTTTTAAAGATAATAGGGTTTATTGTTTCTATGATAGCTAAAGCCCATCGTTATGTAAAAGATAAATATTATAATAGTAAATATAAGAATGAATTATCTGGTTCTAATAAAGGTAATATTAGAAATGAAATAGAACGTAGAAAAGCTGAAAATGAAGTAAAATATAGAGCAGATGTACTTGCAAAAGATAATGAATTAGAAGCAACGTAGTTAGGTGGATTATTTATAATTAATAAAAATCAAGATTATCCTTAAAATATAATAAAGAAAGGATAAAAAGCATGTCGTTATTTATAATGAATGAAGGATACGGATATAATGATATCTATTCATTAGAAGAAAGTCGTGTAACAGATGCTCTTAAATCTTTTAAAGAAAAAGTAGTGTATCTTTTTAAAAGATCTAATGAAATAATGGCAACCTCTCAGACTGGGGTTACTAATAATGCAGCTAAGCAAGAAGTAGAAAAAACTGCTAATGAAATTGAAAGAGATATAAAAACTGTTGAAAGTAATAATGAAGTTAGCAGAGAAGATCTCACTGCATTAGAAAGATTTAAAAAGCGTTTAGAAGAAAAGGTAGAAAAATGGGATAAAGAAATTAAAGAATTAAAATTTAAAGATGAAGGTATTGGAACTAAAGTTATCAATGCTATCAAATGGGCGTTTATTCAGCTTAAGAGAATCTTTACAAAAATTCTTAAATTACTTGTATCTGCTATTTCTGCTATTTATAATAAGATTAGAGGAGTAGACTAATGGGATTATTTGTATTAAGAGAAGATAATCAACCTAATCAAACACCCCCTCCTCAATTTTCTAATGGTCAATATAAACAAGGGGAAAATGGTCAAACATCTATGAGCGTTATTATGAACAATATGGTTCAAATTACTGCTCAGGTTCAAAATGGAGAACAGGCTATCAATTCTCAAAATTCCAACCCTCAAGAAATAACAAATCAAATCAATGAAAAGGCTAATCAGATCGTTTCTTTAATCAATAAATCATCTGAGCCTACAGGATTGGAAAGATTAAAAGTTAGATTAGAAGAAAAGATTAGATCTTTTGATGTTAAATTGAGAGCTATCAATATGAAATCTAAGAGTAGTATTGGAACTAATATTGGTGAAAAGGTAAAATGGTTTATTCTCCAAATTAAGAAAATATTTGTTAGAATCATAAATGCTATTGTTTCTGTATTAGGCAGACTTCAACGTACTTGGAAAAATAGATCTCTTGGTAATAATATGAATAAACTCGGGGTTAGAGATGTTAGATTTAATACATATAAAAAAGAAGGAAACGATTATATTGAAACATCTAGAAGTGTAGGAAGTCAAGCTAATCAAACTTTAAACAATAATATGAATAACTACAGAAACCAGTTAAGAACTAATAGAAAGTAATTTTAAATAATTGAACATAAAGTTAATACTTAGTATTCTATTTAAATTTAAGTAGAATTTATTTTTAAAAATCATATATGAGGTGAAAATAAATGAGTTTATTTACATTTAACGAAGATTACAAAGCTTTTAATGAATTTGGTGATTCTATGAGCCATCTTGATGCTATCGCATATGCTGGTGGTGAAGGAGAAGGTGGCAAAGTAGATGGTCGTAGACTTCAAAAAGGGCTTAATATGGCTATGGATAATACTGTAGCAAAACCTGCAGAACATGTAACTGTTCTTAGTAAAGCTTGCAAAAAAGCAGCAGATACTGGTGATTATTCTGACTTGGATAAAATCGTATCAGCTACAGAAAATTCTGTAAAAAAATGTGAAAACCAGTCTTGGTTAGAAAAAACAAAAGCAAAACTTGAAGCTAAGATTAAAGAATATGATAATAAATTTAAGCAGATGGAAGAAGAAAATAAGAAAAATGGTGGAAGTTCCATTAGTAATAAATTTAAATATGCATTTACTAAGATTAAACAAGTATTATTAAAAGTTATCAAAGCTATCGTTTCGGCATTAGCTTCTATCCAGAATAAATTCCGTAGCAAAAAAGAATCTAAATAATAATTAATAGATTAGAGAGAGAGAGGTTTCTCTCTCTCTCTTATTTTAAAATTAGAAGGTATTCATATAATGAAAATGTATTTTAATGAAGATATAAAAACAATTCTGAAGAATTAAATGGGATTATTAATGATTTTAAAAATCAAGGAAAAGAAGTAGAAGAACGTTATAAAAAACATAAGGCGACTGCACAAAAAACAAAAGCAAATATGCAGACGGAAAATAAAAAATTTGATGAATTGAAATCTCTATTAAACCAGCATAAAGATGATTTTGCTAAAATAGATGAAGCTATAAAAATATCTAAAACAGATCCTAAAAAGGCTAAAGAAATTTTATTATCATTGGGAATACCTGAAGAAGAAATAGCTGCACATATCAAAGAGGTAAAAGACAAAACATTTTTAGAAAGATTAAAAGATAAATTAGAAATAAAGATTAAAAAATGTGATCAAAGTCTTTCTGAATTGAAATTTAATAAGGGTATTGCAACAAATGTATTGAATGCTATTAAATGGGTATTTATTAAAATTAAACAGATATTGATGAAGATTGTAAAAGCTATTGTATCTGCTTTAGCATCTATACAAAATAAATTTAGATAAAACATAGGTGATACAATATGGGATTATATGTAATATTAGAAGGAGCATCTTCTTACAATGAGGATGTAGAACCTATTGTAACAGAGGAAGATCTTAATAATTTTAATGATCTTATGAAAAGCGATCAAGCTTTTAATCTAGATAGTGATGATGAGCCTAAACAAACTGTTAAAGATACAGAAAAGAAAGTTCAAGACATAGAAAAAAAAAATGATTGAATCTTGTAAAAAGCATATAGAAAATTCTGATTCTACTGAAAAACTTCCTTTTCTAGAAAGAATTAAACATAGACTAGAAAATAGTTTGTCTATATGTGAAGAAAGAATAAATAAAGTAAGAAATAAAAAATATGATAATGAATCCTTTACTACAAAGATTAAAGACCAAGCAATTAAAATCTTTAATATCATTAAAAAAGGGATAATGAAAGTATTAAATGCTATCGTTAACCTTATTATAAAGGTAAAAAATTCTATATTTAAAAAATAATTTTAAAGGGAGTATAATAAAATGGGATTATTTGTAATCAATGAAGCATCTGATATGGATAATAAAGTAAATAAAGTTGATGCTTTCATTAAAGAAGCATTAAGAGAAGCTGGAAATGTTGAAGAAGCTGTAAGAAATTTAGCTGGTTCTGTTCCGACAGATACAAAGGTTATTAATACAGCTATCGCTGTTATTACTCGCACATATACAAAAGATCTTGGTGGATTGGAAAAGATGTGTACTCAGGCTTCTAAGTATATTAAATCTGGTAATGCAACCAATTCTGATACTAAGCATCTTTCTATTGCTTATTCTAAAGTAGAAAAATTGTTTAGTAAGATTGAAAGTAATAAGTTAAAGAATGATACAATCAAAAATCTCTTTAATCGAATTAAAGCCATTTTCAATAAGATCTATAAATGTTTTGATCGTTTACACGCTGATATCTAATGATATTCTTAGATAAAATATAGACAGATAACCATCATGGTTATCTGTCCATTTTATTCTAAATGACAAACTTATAATATTTTATGGAGGTGAAATCGACTCTTATGCAAAAATGGAATTTTAAAATTACAGGGAAGATAGTCATCCCTGGAGTACCTTCAGATGATTTAAATATAAAGCCAGAAAATTTTAAAGATCTTATTCGAATAAGCGATTATGTAAATAAGAACATGCCGACAATGTTAGCTAAAGTAAGTTTAGATAAGAACTTATTTGATATTATTATACAAAATGCAAAAAGTGCTACCATGCATTTAAAGATAGAAAAATTTAATTCATCATCAGAATTAGATGAGCCTACTACAGAAACTTATATAGAAGATGAGTATTCTATTTTTGTTTCTAATGATATAAACTATTATAAAGAATTAGATTATATAGATAAAGAGAATAATGGAGAAGATAGAAAAGATGTATACAAAGAAGTTTATATAGGTCTTATGAGTAAGAAATGTATAGATTCAAATAAAGTAGTTGCTAATACTACTATGATGAATACAAATATGATGGATATTGTATCTTCATATATGACTAATCTTCATCTTCTTATTGAACCTTTCCAATATAATAAACCTCAATCTCAATTGATAATTCCTCCTACTGATACACTGACAAGTTTAGTAGATTATCTAAATTCAATAGAAGTGTTTTATCCTACAAAGTATTTATTTTTTATAGATGAACCTATTTGTACTTATCTTATCTCTAAATCTGGTAAGGGTCTTCCTATGAAGAATGAGCAATATAATGACGTTCTTTTAAATGTAAGAGAAATAACAGACCCTAATATGATGAATGAGGGAATGGATATAGATACAAATCAAAATGAATATTATATAGACGTATCTGTTAGTGATACAAATTATACTATAAACCATGATATATCTAAAATCATAAATAGATTCGATGCTATTATAAATCCTAGTAAAGATAATAGTATTTTAAGCTATGCTAATATTGCTAAGATGAAAGCTTATATAGATAGGATAGTATCTAAGTTTAAAGTAATGATAAAAAAGATGGTAAAGAAGATGGGTAATGTCCCAGAGAAGTTAAGTAAGTGGAATGATATATTTAAAAACAATGTTTTAAACAAAGCTAAAGAATTAGCAGAATATCAAAATAAACTTACGGAAACTATAATGGGTCAGATATCTGGATTCCCTACTTCTGCTGGAGCTAAACCTGGTAAAGTAACCATCAATGTTCCTATTGTTCAAAGCTCATTAACATCTGCTATTAGTAAATATATTGGAAGCGGGTTATTAAACTTCAACAAGCAATATGAAAAGCTTAATAATATGAGTACTAAATTTGAATCCAATATAAATAAACTAACTCCTATCTTTTATGATTCGGAATATCTAGATAACTACTTAAATTCTGTTACAGAAATTAATGTACAAGATGTAATAGAGTCTACTAAGAATTCTATAAATAAGATCAATTCAACTTCATACTCTGCTTCTTCTCATGCAGAATCTAATATATTCTCTAAAACAAATGTATTAGATAATACAATGGATAAAGTTTCATCTATAGCAGATAAAGCGGCTGCATTTGTAAATAAGATAAAACCAATATATGATAAATTTAGTCCTGTGTTTACAGATGCCAGCACAAATATATCTTTTAATGATGTATTTGCTAACTCTAATAAGCTATTAGAAAATGTAACAGAGATGCAAGGATATATAAACAATATCAAAGGAGTTATTGGAAGTCTTAGAGGAGTTATAGGATTTATTACTGGATTTGCCAAAAACCTATTATCCTTCTTCCCTAGCTTTAACGATATTTTATCCTGTGATATTAAGAGTAAGTTTGTATCTTTGGTTACAGATGTATCTGCCATTTCCTTTACTGGAGAATCTATTTATAATAAATTATCTGATGCTGGTAAATATTTGTCTCATGGTGGCTTCTTAGACAATACAGATATGCAACTATTAAAAAATAATTTAGATAGTATTACAGATTTAACCGGTATAGGTCAAATAGGAATAGGAAGTTTTGAATCTGACATGAATGTTGGGGGTAGCTTCGGTAGTAGTAGACCTGGAACACAGATAATTGTCTCAAAGAACGATAATCCTAATGAAGTAAAGAATTTTAAAGCTGAATTAGAAAATAAGATTAATCAATTAACTATCAGCAAGCATGATTTAGATCCGTCTGTATTTACTCCTAATAAGAGATATGTAGTAAAAAATTATAATACTCATGCTGATAAAGATGGATTGTTTTTATTAAATAAAAAGACAGAGATCTATTCTAGAGAAAGCAATATCTTTAAATGTATTACCATGCTAAACTTCTCTAAGATATTGGAAAACTCTACTACAAGCAAAGCAGAAGATGCTAATACAACAACTGCTATCAATAATAAAACTAATAAACAAGATTGGTACAAGAATGCTAATAATATGACTGATAAAGATAATAAAAATATAAACGTAGTATCTAGTGAAGGTAAAGGAATCAAATTATCTTCTGTAACTAGCAATACTATGAGAACACTAGAAATGGGATCTGGTTCCATGTCTGATACAATTTCTCTTCTTAAGAAAAAATAAAATAGGAGTAGAGTCTTAATGACTCTACTCTATATTCTTTCTAATAATATAGGATTTTCTGAAAAGTATTCATCATTAATTCTTTTTAATGCTTCTGGATTTTCTACCTGTTCCAGAAATACAGTATCTATAGATTCAGGCATTGTTCTATAAAGATGAAGCTGATAATCTAGATCTATACATTTAAACCTATTTACAATCTCATCATAAAAATGAGAATCCATATTTTTATTAGGATATAATTGATTAGCTGTATTATATATCGAATCAGGAGTGGCCTGATCAAATCTTTCATCAATAGTTTTTAATATCTTCAAACTTTGCTTGTAATTAAACAAAGACTTTAAGTTCCTCTTAGGAATACCAGATAAAGTCATAAACCCTGATAGCCAAGATTGATTTACTTCAAATTTCTCTATTCTTTGTTTCTTAATCTCTGCAATATAAGAATCTAAAGCAGTATCTGTATTTACTATATAAGATTCATCTATACCTTCTGTATTTGTTTTCTTCTTAAATAGCATAATTAAATCTTTTACTTTAGAAGGAAGTTGAAATGCATATTGAGAAGAAGTTATAAATAGGGAAGGAACTTGTATATTTCTATTTTTAAACTTAGTAATCATATCATAAGCCATGACAGAAGTTTCTACAGTTCCTATCTTGAAATAAATATTGTTCATGTACTGACACAGCATACTCAATAACGGTAAGTTTTCATTTACTATTTTATATATTTCCTGATTATTAATCATCTTAGTAATATTCTTAGAATTATAATCAGAACAAAATCTTTGCTGGGTAGATGATCCTGAAGTAGGAGAATATAATAAAAATACAAAACTATCTATTCCAGCTTTTCTAAAAAATGATTTATAATGAATAGCTAAGTTAGCTAAACAAGAGGTGATACTATAAGGATGAATAACCTTATAGAAACTAAATATAGGAAGTAATACTTGATACACGTCTATGTATATATTGATCCACTTAGGTTGTTGTTTATCTTTATAATACTCTACAAATAGTTTGTTTAGTTTATCATATTTTATGAACTGCCCATATAGTATATTTTCTATAGGAACAGCATCTAAATAGTCATATTGTTTTACTCGTTGATTAGGCATAATAGCCTCCTATTTATAATCGTGCATAGATCCACCCTTAGAAATAGAATGCTTTCCTGCTTTAGGAGTATATTTTAAACAAGTCTGCCCTGCATTCTTATTATACAATAGAGGAATGCATTCATCACATACTCTTGAGAACATCCATTTCGAAGGAGTATATTGTTTCTTTCCACAATATCTACAAGTGAAAGGAAGCACCTCTGCTTCATTCATTCTAGATATACAACTTTCACAGAAAGGAACTCTTAACCCATCAGGCTCAATAGAAGTAGGGTGTTTACAAATAATACATTGAAACCACCACTTCTTAGATCGTAAAGGACTTTCTTCAGAATCTAATACACAATTTTCAAATGTACATCTACCATACATATCTCTATGCCTACAAGGTTTATTTTCTCCTTGAACAAGATATTTACACATCTCTAATTGTTCTAGAGATTCATTCTGATTATCTCCTTTTATCTCTTCATACTGATTTTTCATATTAACACCTCATTTTATCCTAAAATATTATTAGGATCAAAGTATTCATCTTCATCGACAATTACTTCAGTGTTTTTTGCTTTTTCAACTTTCTTTTTACCAATTACTTTATTTAGAGAAGAATCAAAATCATCTCTATCTTTAAGATCATTCAATACAGTTTCTGTTTTCCCATAACCTCTATTGATCATGATCTCAGTAAGTTTATTAGGTCCTTCTTCTGTAATAAAAGAAACTCCTCTCATAGGTTTTTCTTCATTTACGTCAACAATCCATTTTCTAAGTTCAAGTTTAGGTTCTCTTCCATTCCAAGATACTTCTCTAAGCATTAACACCATATTACCTGAACCTTCATCTACTAATTCATTAATTCCGTCTTCTTTAATTTCATATTTGATAGGACCAGCATCTTTTTTGAAAGCCATTTTATTCTCTCCTTAAGATAAAAAAAAAAATTTAAAAAAGTTA